CGTTATAATCCCACTTAGCAGTCCAAGCAGCACCTTTTCTAAGGTCACGTAAAATTTCACGGTCAACCTCAGCAGCGATTTGCTCAGATAATAAAGCTGTTAATTCAGCTTCAGCATCGATGTTATGGAAAGCAGAAACGTCTTGTGCTAATTCTGGAGACCAGCTAGCTCTTAATTTTCTTTCAGTTACAGAAACTGTTACTGAAGCTAAATCAAACGATACTTCACCAATTTGATCTTCAAATTCTAATGTATCATAAACTCTGAAAACTAATGATACGTCACTTGAAGTGAAACCTGAAGGAATAGTAAAGTCAGAGAAACCTGAAGTTGCGCTGTAAGATTGTAAATCTACTTTTACGTAAATTGTACCTTCTTCATCACAAATATCTTGGTATCTTCCTGAAGGATATGTTGCTGAAGTTGATTTTTGACCATATTCAACAATACCTTTACCATACTTTTGTGTAACAATGTTGAAGTTTCTTGCTGCACCTGCGTAGTTAACTACAGCAGAAGCTAAGAATTCTTCAGTATCCATTACAGAACCATTTGGTCCGATCAATTTACCTTGACCATCTTTTGCAAATCCTGTGAATTTAACAATTACATCAGAAACTGTATCACCAGTTAAATCAGCGTTAGCTACATTTGTAGTTGCTCCGTTAGAGAAAGTTACAACTGAAGAACCTGTTAAAGTTACAGCAGAGAACGCTCCTTTAGAGTAATCATAGATACCAGCATCAGCTGCATCATTTGCTTCATAGAAACGGTCATATAGACTTCTTGGATCTGTTGTACCACTTTCATAACCTAAAGTAGATGCGTCGCTATTGCTTGGCATACCATAAGGTGCTCTGTGTGCATTTGATTGTCTTTCTTGAATTTTAGGTACGAAGTAGAACAATTTACCAATTGGTAAGTTCATTGCTTGTACTGAAACGATATCGTTCGCTAATAATTTAGAGAACACACGACGAATGATAGGGAATACCACTGTCTCGAATGAACCACTAGCATCAGAAACTGCTGCTTCGTTGATTAAATAAGACGCTTGGTTTTCATACAATTGCGCGATGTTATCTTTTTGGTGACCGTCAAGACCTTCTAAAAAGCCTAAGTCATCCCATTTTTTGATGGTATCTTCTTTGATAACACGAAGGTGCTTAAGACCGATGTTACCTACCATACCTGATTCTAATAATGCTCCCATTTTAAAATATTTGGTTTTTGTTTTTTTTTATTTATTATTTTATTTTACTCATCAAATCTCTCATTCTCTTAAATTGAGGTGCTTCATAAGCTTTTGACTCAGATAAAACTTCTTGAGAAGAAGATGTTGATGCGGTATTAACAATCTTATTAACTATAGATTCAGTTACTGGTTTTTTAGTATCTAATTCTGATTTAATAGTATTGTAAAGATTTTTAGATTCTTTTATGTTTGAAATTGAATCAAATTTCTTTAAAATATTCAATTTCTCTTGTTTTGTTGTTGAATGTTCAGTGAATAATCTAGTTGCATAAGCAAGATTTGCGTTAAATACAGCAACTTCATTTAGTTTATCTTTAAACATAATCAACGCTTTTTTATATTCGCTGTTTTGTTTTTTAAGATTTTCTACTTCTTCGTTAATTGCATTTGATGATGCTTTAGATTCATTCTTAGCACCAGCTGCAAAAACTTTTTTGCTTTTTAAACCAGATCTTTTACCACCATGTACGTTCCACTTAGTGCGAGCAGCTTCATCAACCTCTTCTTCAGCTGGCATATCTTCTTCAGACATCTCAACTTCATCTTCTGGTTCATCATCTAACTCAATTTCATAGATGGTTTCGTCATCCGCAACGTCAATGTTAGTTTCCTCTTCAGTCCAGTCCTCAGACATTTCTTCTTCCTCTTCTTCTGATTCATCTAACTTAATAATGTACTCATCATCAGCATCTGTAAGTTCAATATTATTACCGTCTTTTTTAACAATAATACCATCTTCATCTGACATTGCTTTAAACACTTTTAGAACCTCTTCATCAGGGGCGTCTGTCATGTCTAAGGTATCGTCATCATCTGATGCCATATCATCCATAGATGGTAACTCATCGTCTTCCATTTCAGGTGATTCGTCGTCAGTTGAAAACATATCGTCTTCGTCTTCTTCGTCTTCACCATCGATATCTTTTGATGGTTCATCATTTATCGAGGGCATTTCATCTTCATCATCAGCCTCTTCATCATCTGAATCTGGCTGCTCTGACATGTCGTTTTCCTCTGCTTTAGGATCCATAGCATCATCTGCTACTTCTTCCTCTTCTTCTGATTCTTTAAGCAATTCGTTTAGTTCTTGCTTCATTACTGAAGAAAGTATACCTTTTGCATTTTGCTTTACTGCTTCTTCAAGTGTATTTACTTGAAGTAGTGCTTGTTCTAAAATCGATTTTTCGCTCATTATTTTTGTTTGATTTACTATATAAATATGTGTATATTTAAAAAAATCTCTTTTTTGATATCAAAATAGATGCTTTTTTATTGTTTTACTCTTATCTTTTAAGAAAAGTATCAAGGTTACCCATCAATTTCTTCATTCTATCATCCATAGTAGACTTTTCTTCAACGGTTTCGTTAAATTTATCTTTATCCGCAATGTCTTGAAAAACGTAAGCACCTGGTGTTGATGGTGATGAGACTAAATCAAAACAAACTAATTCAAAATCATCTTGTACAATGTTTTGTCCCTTTATTTGCTTTAATGATCCAACACCTCTTGAAGATATACCTAATGTAACGCCATTTAGAAGTAGCATGGCTGCTTGATCACCTTTACAACTAACAATCCCCATTTTTTTCCAACCTGGAGATGTTAATATTTTTATTTTACCCATTAAAGTTTTACCATCCCACCACGTTTCGGTGATTGTATGGGAAACTCTATCTAAATCAATAAGTGATGATGATGGATGATTGAGCTCATTAAGGGCGGAACCCTTGCTCATTATTTGTTGATACTTTTCATTTTCCCTTTTAAGTAACATTTCAGGATAAATCCTACCGTTCTTATTTGGGGTATCGTATTTTTGTAAAACAGCATACAGAATAAGATCCTGGTCGGTATCCTTATTCTGTATTTCTGTTATTATATTTTTGTTTTTTAATTCTTCTGGAGATATGTGACCTGCGTCATATTCAATCAGTAGTCCTCTTCCAGAGTCGTTAGGTCCTAATATTTTCATTATGATATATTAATATATCATATAAATACAAGGATAATAGAATCAAATCTTAGTTTTATTAAAATTGAATAATGTTTTATCCGCTAAACAACTATCTATTGACTCGTGAGTGAAGGTTTTAAGTAAGTTTTTAACTAAATTAGACTTAACATCAAAAAATTTATCTACGAATAATGTTATTTCTAAATTCATAAATGATCTTTTATTCATCTTTATTCCCTTTGTCCTAATATCTAAATCAACAATACTTTCTTTTTTGAAATTTTCACCTAAATTATACTCTCTAATAAAGTCTTTCATTTTTTTTCTTGCTTTAGAGATCGTTTTATCAAAGTCTTCGTTTTCATTATTGGGTTCTACCCATGCGTTCATTTTTACATAAACTGTTTTAAGATTTTTAAAATCTACTGTTCCATAGCCGACTTTTACATCTTTGTGATCGCCTAATGGAATAAATTTTCCGATTTTCATTAATTTTTTTCATAATTTTAATTATATTATGGTGATAAGATATAAAATAAGGAATTTTTTTTAATATTCCAAAATATTAAATGAAAATATTTATAATATATGATTATAATTGATATAAAAAAAGAAAAGAGCATTGAGTCTGCTCTTAAAACTTACAAAAGTAAGGTACAAAAAACTAAACAGATTCAAAATCTAAGGGAAAGACAATCGTTTACAAAACCTTCTGTTAAAAAACGTGCTGAAGTATTAAAAGCTGTTTATGTGGAAAAATTAAAAAATGGTCTGATTTAATCAAGACCATTTTTAAGTTGTGTTAATCTGTAATAATTGTATTTTGATGGAGTCATTGAAGTAACTTCATTTCTAACTGATTTAAGTTTTGTTTCCAAATCAGCATCTTTAGATTCTGATAAAATATTTGTAACTTTAGAAAGAATTGTTTCTTTTAGTTCGGATGTCTTAGTTAATAACTCTTCACCGTTTATATCCAAAATAACCTTAAGCGCCTCTTTATCTTCTTTAGATAATGTATTTTCGTATAAATTATTAAAATTATTTACCAATACCGCGTGTAACAAATTTTCATTTGCTGTATAAGTTTTATTCTCAGAGATACTTTCTAATGACTTTTTAGTTGTTAAATGTTCAATTAATGTCTTTTTTGCTACAATTTTCTTTTCAAGATTTGATAATGAATCTTCAGATCCTAATTGATCTAAAGCCTCATATATTTCATTTGTTGTTACATCAACATTTCCTAACTTCTTATCTAGTGATTCGCAGAATGCGTTTAAATTTTTAACTTGTTGTTTTACCATTGCGGTATCTATACCCTCAACATATAATTTAGCTGTTTCCTTATCTTCAAAATACTTATTTTCAATCTCCTCGTAAAAAAGATACATCTCCTTGAACTCCTTATTCTCAACAACAGATTTTAAAATGTTTTTCATTTCAGATTTATTGTTAGAACCATATGATTCTGTTAATTTTTTTAAGAGTTTGCTCTTTATAATCCCAATTCTGTTCATTTTTAATCGTTTATAATGTCGTTCAATTTATTTTCTATTTCATAAATATTCTTCTGTGCCTTTTCAAGATTAAATAAATCATTATTTTCTTGTGATTCACCTAAAACACTTCTGATTTTACTAAACTTTTTTCTTTCACTTAAAGGTTCAGAAGTTTCTCCAGGTGGTTCTGATGCAGCGCTAGGTGGCACACTTCCTCCTCCTCCTAATGCACCCTCATCGCCGGCAGCGCCTGCTTGTGCTTCAATTTCTGCCCTTTCTTCTTCTGGAATACCATACTTACTATCAACCTCATCGAATACACCAGATCTTTTGATGATCTGTGCTGTATTTTGTAATTCAGCACCCATAGCTCTTTCAAGACGTTGTTGTTGTAAATCTAACAATACTTCATTATCACTCATACCAAGAATATTCTTTTTAGCCCATGTATGTGATACTGGTAATATACCCACTTGAGACTGGTCTGAAGTTGCATCTTTATATAAGGTAACCTTTTCTTTCCACTGCTCAATTTTTAATAAATCTGCTTGTGAAGAAGGGTTTGTTAAACCTAATGTAAAGTTTTCTAATTCATCTTCTAATCCTAAAAGATATAAGTGAATTAATGCAATCTTATTTAATTCTTGTATTAAAGATTTTTGAATCCTATTGATTGTTCTTGCAAAACGAATATCCATTAAAGCAAGGTTCTTACCATCACCAACAACCTCTTCAAATCCTAAGAAAGCCTTAGGAATACGAAGTGCCGCTAATAATTTCTTTTGAATATATTCAATATCGGCAATCTCACCTAAGTTTTGTGCGCCGGCTAATGTTTCAATTGGGCTTGGGGCCGCAGGATCACGAACAGGAATAAAATAATCTTGATCAACAGCCATTTGATTATATCTCATGTCTACTTGACCATTTCTACTATCTACTACCTGATCTCTTTTAAATTTGTTTGCAACACGTTGTACATATGGTTCAATATCCTTGTCATCCATATTACCAACAAAAATCTTGAATACACGTCTTTCAGGTGCTCTTGATGTTCTATAAATTAACATAGCATCTTCAGCAAGTAAAAGTTGTTTCCAAATTCTTCTAATCTTATCTAACATAGAAGTACCATATGGTAATTTTCTATCATCACCCAATAATCTAAAATGTGCAAGTTCCCAAGACTGGAACTCCATATCTTTATTTTTCCATTGGAATCTCAATTCGCGAATTGGGGATTTTAGATCACCAGCGTTTGGTGTTCTTGATTGTGCACCTTCAAGTCTTTCAATTTCAATATTAGGTAATTGCTGACAACCAACAATACCTCTTTCTGGATCACTCTTTAGATAAACAAAGTTGTCACCATACTTACATACATTTCTAGCCCACATTTGTAGGTTAGTGTTTATATCTAATCTATTTTCAAATAGATCTATTAAAACGTTCTTTACTCTTTTTGATTCAGAATACACATTTAAGATATATCCTTTTTCTGAAACCGTTGTTGATTCTTCCGCATAAATGTCCAATGCTGCTGACACCTCAGGAGTAAACTCCATAGACTCATAATCATAATATGCTGCTAGTCTATTTGGTTCATAATACACCGATTGGTTATATAATGAATTATCTAATTTAGCCCACTTATCAAAAAGATATTGAGACTGTTGTGCTTGTAACCTAGCTTTTTCAAATTCAACAGGGTCATCGGTCTTTAATAACTCTTCTCTTGAAAAGTTAAAAGACGGAGGACTTTGTTCTCCCTTATTCTGGAAGCCAAATATCTTAGTTAATTTCTGAAAAACTGTCAAATCTTGATTCGCCATACTATATAAATACTATTGTAATTAATCTAATCAATTTTTATTGAATTATCAAGCCTTTTTATTAGTTCCGAATAACCAGGAATATTGATTGTACTGTTCTTTCGCTGGTATACCGTTAGCACCACTCTTTGCATATGGTGAGCTATCAATCTGCATCATACCAACCTGATCGAAACTAGTTCCATATGAATAATTTTCTGTTTGTGGTGACTGATATGTTCTTTCTGACATAACCCAAGAATCTAGCATAGCCTTATTCTGTTGTTCGTTTCTAACTAATTGTGTGAATGATATTTCTCCAGCATACAAAGCGATAGCTAAACTCATGATTGAATCATCATGTTGTCCTTTCATGTGATCTGGTCTACCATTTATATAAACAAAAGTGTTTAGTTCATTTAAAAGCCTATTAGACCTAACAATAAAATCATGTCTGAGTTGTTCTTCAAATGCTGAAACAATTTGTGTTCTTTTATTATTAAAATTAATTCCAGGTATTTTTTCCATCGCTTTGGCATTATATTCCCAAACATTCTTGGTATTAATACCATCAATAAATAAGTTCTTATAATTCATTTCTTGCAATTTTCTTGATGTTGCAACACCCATACCGCCTGTGATATCAATTACAATAAACGCATCATATAATATACCCCATTTATAAGCAACAGACGCCAAATCATCTGGTGGCATTTTACCAACATATTCAACAACTTGCTCTCTTTCATCAAAATCAATAATGTTGATTGATGAAAAATCCTCACTATCTCCTCTACTAACATCAACCCCCATAATATATCTATGCCCCTGAACAGGTTCCTTCCATTGCCAAAGCAATCCTTGCATATATTTTTCTTTTGGTTGTTTAACCATGTTTTTAGCAATTTTTTCCATTGTCTCGGTTGGTATTACACTATCACCAGATCCTAAGAAATCACATTCGAGTTCTTGAGAAATTTTTCTCTTATCATATTTGAATTTTTTGGACATCGACTCAAACCAAGATGAATAAGGTTGATATCCATCATCCATTAATTCTTTGTATTTTGTTATGTCGAATTCTTTTAAAATAACCTCATCATCATTATATTGTTCTCTATTTAACATATAATGCACAATATCCGGAACTTTAATCCAAACCAAATCTTTAGTATATCTAGGATCTTTAAACCATCTTAAATCGGTGATGTGAAAATCATTAATACCTCTAATTGCTTGTTCATAAACACCGTAATAAATTGGATCGTAGCCATTTGGTGTTGAAATCAATATAATCTTACCACCGGTAGATAGAGAGGCCATAGACGCCGCCCAGAAGTCTTCTCCGGCCTCAATATATGCTGCCTCATCAAACACTAATATTGTTGGTGTAAAACCACGAAGTGCATCCGCAGATGTTGCAACGGCTTTAACTTCAGATCCATTATTTAATCTAAATCTACTTTCTGAGTTTTTATCTGGGGAGAACCCAACATTTAACCACTCTGGCCATTGATCTAAAAAGTGACGAACCTTATTCGCCATCTCAATAGCGGTATCACGCTTGTTAGCAATAATCAAAACTCTCTCAGGATTTTCTGGCTTAGCTAGTTGTAGTTTTTTTGATAGCCACGCAGCTGTTACTGTAGTAACACCGGCCTGACGATATTTTCTTGTAATGTTTTCATTATATGTTTCGTAATCTTTTAATAATTGTATTTGATCTGGAAACAACTCTAGCGGTACAAACTTTTTTTGGGTATTATCAAATGTTTGAAGATATGTTCTAAGTGCATATGGGGTATCTTTTATTACACGAGCATACTCCTTTAATTGTTCTATTTTTTGACTCATATATATAAATATAAAAAAAGTGGTCAAATTTGACCACTTTAACTTAATTTTTCATTAATCTCTTGGTTTATCTATCCCCAAACTACCTAGTTCCCCGTATAAATCATCATCATCAATTCCATTGCTAAGTTCATCTAATTTTTTGTTAAATTCATCCATAGCTACTTCATAATCATAATCATTAATTTCGCTATTAATAATATCATATAATGATTTCATTAATCTCTTACCAGTGTCGCTACTAGAAAGTATTTCTCTCATGAAGACCAAAAATTGTTTAGCTGGTTTAGAGATAATTGCCTCAAACATAATTAATTGAATTCCAACCTTATCCTCTTCTGTAACTGTATCTTCAGGAAACGAATCTTTAAGCATGTCCCATATTGCTGGGCCCAATCTAAAATCCCAAATTTCTTTATTTTTACTATCTTCTTTATCCATTACTCTTTTAGCCAAATCCTTATCTTTTGGTTGGCTTCGCATTGCTGAAATAACTTCGTATGTACCTTTAATTAATTCATGAACTAATATTGGGAAATTAATCGCTGTTGCAACAACTCTTGGTGGATTTTCGTTTGGATATACCTTTTCTTTACCAGCAACCATCGGTGTTCCACCGCCTCCGCCAACACCTAAACCCCTATTACTTCCTTGCCATAACATAGCATCGGCCGCTGACATTAAAGCACCATACATTGCAATCAATCTTTCTCCTTGACCCGTAATTTCTTGTAATTTAGCAGCAGCGTAGTGAAACATAAAATGACCCTTAGTTGCCGCACCTTGCATCATGGCGTTGATCATTCTTCTTTTTGCTCTTTCTAGAGTAAAATCATCTAGTTCGTCAACAAGCTCTTTCTCTAATTCAACTTCCTCAGGCTCCATTTCACCTGGAGGTGAATTCTTAAAACCTTCTTTAGATGGTAGTTCAATTTTTGCTTCATAAACAATATCACCTTCTTCAACACCCAACTCCTTCATAACTAACTCAATAGCTAGTGCAGCTAATTCTTCTGCGTGTTGTGATTCTATTCTTGAAACTATCATTTGGCACTGGCCCATTGTACTATTCAATGTGGACATACTCTCCTCACCAGTACCTAATGGCATACCTAACTTTTGTCTAACATTATCAACAATTTCTTTATAACGTTTAGACGCCAATAGTTCTTCAAAATTTGAATTTGGTTGTTCAACATTCTTAGGGAAGTTGACTTTTTTAAATGTATGATCCCTGTTTGCTAAATCCCTTTCAATATCAGGATTAGGTCTACTATCTGGGGTGTCAAAGGTCATTGGCATTTCGTTAAGGTTTTCTCTTAACTTCAATAATAACGCTTTTTTTGTTAATTTCATAATTAAAATTATTCTGCGGCCATAGACATCATAGGTCTATTTATTTTTTTTATTTTAGCTTTTGGGTCCGGCTCTACAACTGGTTCTTCATTCGGTCTTCTAAAAGGTCTTTTTCTAGGGTTATCCTCTCTTCTTGGTGTCTCTTTTGGTGGTGCGTCAGGAATTACTTCAGGTTGAACTGGAGCTTCTTCTGGTTTACCAGCAGATACAATAGAATCAAAAGATAAAAATTCAGGTAACTTAGGTATTTTTCTTTCAGATAAATCCTCAGACACAATTGTGTTCATTTTTGATTTAACCATTTCGATAATTTCAGATTTAGTTGTAAGTATGTGATATTTCTTAGCAACAACATTATTAACAAACTCATTAACTTGTTTAAACCCTTCTAATGATTTTATTGATTCATTTGTATCTCTGTTATACCACTTTTCCTTCTTTTTATTCCAGCGATAACCTAAATTCATTGCTGCTTCAGCAAATCCATCATCGTCAAAATCTTCGCTACCGTACTTCCCATAATCCCATCCCATATCAGACATAGCATTGTATAATTCCTCATCAGTTTGCCCGTCATCTGATTTAGATGATTTTTTAGTGGCTTTATTTTTACCACCTTCTTTAACTTCCGCAGGTTGATTTTTTAATGTATCTGGATTTTTTAATGCTGTATTTAATGCTGCAATATCTTTAGGATCTTTACTATTATAAACAGTTTTAGTTGTTGTTACAGTTTGAGCCTCTTTTAACATTTTATCAGCAAATTTCTTTAACTGATTATCATTGAATTTAACCAATGTTTTTTCTGAAAATCCTTCTTTAATAAGTTTTTCTATTATTTCTGTTCTTTTCATTTTAATTTATATTTAATTTCTTCATTAATTAATCTAAGACCCTTCGTTGCTAATTTCTGTGTTACACTTTCTAATTCTTCAGCAAAATGAAATGAAATCCTTATTGGTCTTTCTTCCGCTTCAATATCAAAAGCTTCCCACCCTAATGCAATAATTCCATCAACCGCATCGATAACACCAAAATAATCAGAATTCTGTACTAATTCAAGTTTTAAATCAGAATTCTTAAGTAAACCAACCAAATCGATTGATTCTACTTCTGGGGGTATCGCCCTACCGGCAGACGGAATTATAAACCATTCTTCAACTAATGTGTCTGGGTCGTTACCAAAGATAAATTCATATTGTCTTTGTCCTTTATAATCTTGACCTAGTTCATTAATGTATAGAAGGTACATTTATTCAAAATATTTACTTAAGGTTGTATTAATTGCTTCGTTGATATTTGATAATTCATGAGTGATATCTAAATTAGAGTTACCTTCTTCATCTTCCTCTTCTTCAGAATTTTTTGTTAAATGCTTATCATAAGCATCTTCTCCACCGTCTTCAAAATCAAAATATACTTCATCTAAAGCCTCTTCTTCTGGTTCTTCACCAAATTTTGTATTAATAAGTTCTTCTAATTTAGACATTCTTTCTGCTAAATCATCTTCAGGTGCTGGTACAGCTTCGTCAGATTCTGGTTCAGCTTCTGGAGCCTCAGCATCTGCTTGTGGCATTTCTTCAGAACCCATCTCTTCATCTCTTTCAAACTTTTTACCAATCTCTTCGATATCATCTTCGTCTAATTTATCTAAATCAACCGCAGAAATTATCATGTTTAAAACATATTTGATATCATCGCTTTCCATTTTAGGTTGCTGATCTCTAAGTTCTTGACCTAATTTACCTGAAAACTTTTGAATCTCAGCCATATAATCAGAACGCTTACTTTCTTCTGGGCTCATTGCTTCGGGTTCACCTTCAGCATCTGGCATAGGGGCATCCATATTATCCATACTATCAGCAGGTGCTTCAGTATCAGAAGGTGGCATAGAAGGTGCTGGTGCACTATCAACAGCCGGTTCTGACATTGGCATTTCCTGTGTTGGTTTAGCTGTTTTTAAAACATATTTTGTTATATCTTCATTCAGCATTTCTTGGCCCTTTAAAAGTTCTAATCTTTTAAGAGCTTCAGCATATGAACTAAATTTGTTTTTATTTTTCATGAACATACCACCAATATAATCTAGTGATGATTCATTCAATCCTTTTTTAACATAGTATCCGTCTTTTTCTCTAACGATACCGTAAACCCCATGTTTACCTTCTTTAACTAATTCAGCATTAGACGTTTTTTGATTAGACGATTTCTGATTGTAGTAAGTTAATTCGAGGATTCTTTTGAACTTTTCATCCCCTTGTAATTTCTCACTACCGATAGGTTTAATATCTCCCATTGTTTTTAAATTATAAATAAGCTTATTCTTACCCTATAAATACAGGGGAAAAGGAAAAAAATACAGATAACAATTATGGTAGGGATAATTTTTTGTTTGAAATACTATTTCTAAGATTCATTAACTTCTCAATATACCCATTTCTTCTTAAAAGCTTGAAAGTTAAGTTCTCATATGAGTATTCCCCACCAGCCTCTAGCCCACTTTTTCTAAATTTTTTTAATTTGTCTCTTAGGTCTAAAGCCATTTTATCAACATCCTTACCATGTTCATGATAATCAATTAGTTGGTCAATTCTTTTAGCAAAAAATTCACCCTTTTCTAGTATCTTTTTGGTGTCAATATTCTCCTTTTTCATTGATGGTTCAACAACCCATTCATTGTTTAAAACCGAATATACCCCAGATGAAACGTGTTCTTCATTAACATCCTGAACATATAATTCAACATCAAATCCTTTTATTTTAATGTCATTCTTTTCATTCCAAACATTCTTTTTTGCATCAAAAAACTCTTTAACGATATCTTGCATAGCACTTGAATCACTATCACCTTCACTGATCTCATTCATATCTATTAATATGTGTAAATCCACATCCGAGTATTCTGACCAATTGTAATTGGCTAAAGACCCTGTTAATATAACATCATGTATAAAAAAGTCTACACCTAAGAAATCAATAAATGAATCTGTTATCTCTAATAGCTTATCCGAGATTTCTTTTTTAATTGTAAATTCCCCAGTTTCGTTCTTATCAAATATTGTTGGACACAACATGTCCTTAAGCTGAAATGACCTAATAATTTTACTATCGGTTTCCGGATCTGATAATTCTAAAAGTTCGTCTACTAGATTTTTCATTAACTTACCTTTTTATAGGCGTGTGCATTCTTTATTTTTGCATTTAGAAATGCTCCCTGTGAATCACTCATCCTAAACTTGGTGAACAATTCCCAGGAAACATCCTCATATTGATAAATACTTCCGTTATTGAATACAACCGTCAACAACTTACTCTCCGTATTATATGAAGCGGATTTAATATTGGTCGATTTGATATCAACAGATATAGTTGTCCCCTCAATTCTTTCTGATAATATTGCCATGATTTTTTTATTGTAATATAAATAATAAATATTAAATAAAAAACCCTCAATATTGAGGGCTTTAATTTATTTAACCAAACCGAAGGTATTTCCACTACCGGCTTTCAATTGACTCATCAATTTGTCTTTTAACTGGTCTTTTTTTGTTGTGTCCCTAACTGCAGTCACCTTATTGTTAACTTCTTTAGACCTTTTGTCCAGTAAAATGTTAGCTTCTTCAA